GGTTGTATATGTTATGTCAGTTGTTGGATCTGTTTTGGTACTTGCATCAAATACTATTTGCCAATTTACTCCAGTCCATTCAATAATGTCATTTTCATTAGCAACTAGTGTATCGTTATTGTTAGTATCTTTCCAAGCATCAGCACCATCTGTGTTTTCTGTAGCACCAATATCTCCTAGTAGTAATATTCTGTTACCAGGTACTCTTAAGTTAGTTGGATTAGTTCTAGTTGGATCAATGATTGCATCAATAGTTCCTTTTTGTGGACTGTTTGCTAATCCCATTACTGTATTAGTTGGAATAGTATCTTCGTCCCAATTAACAATAAGTTGTGTTTCGTCTAAATCATTTAGTGCAATAGTACCTACAACTGGTGCGGCTAAATCAATTCTGTTTAGATAAATTTTACTTAATCCTGCTCTATATTCACCAGGTTCTACTTCAAGGTATTCACGCCAATTAATTTCACCTGATATACCATTCTTACCAAGTTGTACAATATTGTTAGTAACAATAGCATCGTAGTTTAATGCTGTGTTCACTTGTATGTGTATTCTTTCTGAACTGTCTTTGTTTTTAGTACTGTTTGCCCAACTGTCATCATAAGCATTAAGCTCTGGCATTGATTTTCCTAAATCAATAGTACCTTTAGTTTCATCAAAGATACTCATTATAACACTTGTTATAACACCTAGCTTTTTAACTTTAGCTGGAGGACTAATATAAATTGGTGTTGAGAAACTTAATGTACCAACATCTATTTCAGTATCAACTCCCATTGGAATAGTTCTTCCACTAAAAACAATATTTTCTAAATCAACAACACTTAAACTTGTCCAGTCTACATAGTTGTCTGTAGTTTGTATTTCTAAACTAGGATTAAAGAACATTAATACTTGTTCTAGTATTTGTAATTTTTGTTCTGTGTTAGTAGACCAAATATCTGCATTAACTTTTAGTGTATATGGTGTAGGCATCATACGTTCAACAGTATAATTGTTACCTTGTGTGTTTAAATATTCTTTACCTTCTGCATCATATTCACGTTCTCTAAGATGTACTTTGCCGGTGTATGTAGCATCAGCAGTTCTAGTACGATCCATTTCTAATCCAGTAACGTATATACCTATGCGTGGAGCACTTGGTATTTTATTTTCACTGTTGTCTTTTATAATGGCGCCAACTTGTCTTGTAATATCTCCGTACATAACAGGAACTTGAACAAGATTACCTTTGCTATCAGCATACGAAAAGTTACTCATTAGCCTTACTAGCTGAGTAATGTATCTTCTTATTTGTCCATCATAAAAGTGTTGCATTACTCTTTACCTTTACAAGATTTACAACCGCAGTCATTTAAAAAGAAGTGAACAAGTGCCATTGTAAACCACATCCAAGTCATTTCTCCAATGCCTAATAATGTTGTACCATGAGTTGTACTTTCTTTCATATCATGTCCAGCATGTCCTGAATGAGCCATGTGTTCCATAGCAGGTTGCATGTCTAAATATAGGAATACAATTCCTAGCCCTGCAAAAATTACTCCTGCAATATTATGTCTAATTATTCTCATTAATTATCCGCCTTTGGTTTTAAAATTTTACTCAATGGTTGTCTTTCTGCAACAGTTTCTCCGCTAATAACACTCTGTGATGTGTTGTTAACAAATGTACCTTTTTGTGTTGCTTTAGTATCTGTATTTGTCATTGTCATACGTACTGCATCTTCTTGTTTGACCCAACGGCTACCGTCTTGTCTAAATAATCTATTAGGCATAAAGTCTGTCCTTAACCAATAATCACCTTCAACTGAATTAACTGGGAAACTAGCACCATGTCCAAATGCTTCTCCATTGGGTGGTACACCGTCGCCAACTAAGTAACCATTGTACTCAGAACGTGTTGGTGATTCTGTAATTCTATCAGCTAATAGTTCTTGTGAACTTGCATCAATATCTGATATGTCTGTTGTTTGTAATGCTACGTTACCATCTTCATCTTTAGCAATAGTATATAAGTTTGTAGTATCATAACCTGACTTAGGTGCATCAGCTTCTGCTTGAGCAAGTACAGCATTATTAATCTGCATTTCTTTTTCGTATGTACTAAGAACATCACGTAGTGTATTTGTACTTCCTTCTTCTGAAGGTAAATCAAGTATTTCTTTAAACTCTTGTGAGTCAACAATTTGTTTTAATTTAATTCTGTATAAATGTGGATACCAAGTTTGCGTAAATCCTTCAGCGGCTCTGTTTACATCTTCTACAACATAAAAACGCTTTAGTGCTACACTATAATCATTAAGTGCATGTTCGTCTTTCAAGTGTGGAAGTTCAATAACATCTCCTGGCATAATTTTACGCCCTAGTGTTCTAACACTATAATTAATAGGAATTGTCATAAACAATGTATCGTTTTGTAAGAACAATCCAAATTGACTCATATCAAAGTCAATATCTTGTATATTATAAATGCCACGCATTGTATAAATGTCTGGATCATACTTACGATCTCTGTTTTCTAAGAACAACATGTCTTGTATGTTGGTTTCTTTAACAGCATCGTAACGAGGTTGTGCCGGCGTAGCGTCTGCTTCGTCCGGATTTGCTGGGCCTAGATACTTGTGTACAAAGACATCTGTACCACCTACTGTAAACATTTCGGTGATAGTTTTGTCTAAGAAATCGTAATCATTGCCCTTTTCGGGTTTGTATAAACTGAGTCTTGGCATAGTATAAGTATTTATCGTTAGCATAAATACTAGTGGAGAACAAGAAATGGCATTAAGCACACAAAAACAAGATGTATTCGATTATGTAAACGCTATGTTAGGCGGAGGCATGGTTGATGTTGAACTTGACCCTATTCATTATGAAACTGCACTAGAAAAAGCCCTTGGCAAATTTAGACAGCGTTCAGATAACTCAGTCGAAGAGTCATATCTTTTTATGCCTACGATAATTGATCAAAATGAATATACGTTACCACAAGAAGTAACTGAGGTTAGAAAATTATTTAGACGCTCAATTGGTTCTAGATCAGGTGGCGGAGATGGTGGTACATTATTTGAACCATTCAACATGGCATACACTAATACCTACTTGTTATCAAGTTCTAACATGGGCGGACTAGCAACATATGATATGTTTAGTCAGTACCAAGAATTAGTTGGAAGAATGTTTGGTTCTTTTATTGAATTCAATTGGAACACTACAACTAAAAAGTTAACACTTTTACAACGTCCAAGAGCAGAAGAAACATTACTGCTATATGTTTACAATCACAGACCAGATAGCGAATTGCTTAATGACTATCTTGGTAAGCAATGGATTAAAGATTATACCCTTGCTAGTTGTAAGTATATGTTAGGCGAAGCACGTTCTAAGTTCGCAACCATTGCAGGACCACAAGGTGGTTCAACGCTTAACGGTGATGCACTCAAAGCAGAAGCACAAGCTGAAATGGAAAAGCTAGAAGAAGAACTAAAACTAAACGTTGCTGGCGGCGTAGGCTACGGATTCACAATCGGTTAATAAACACTTGACTTCCTGATAAATCTATTGTATAATAGTTTTATTTTATGAGGAGTCAGACTTTGATTATTGGTGTATGTGGGTTAATTGGTAGCGGTAAAGATACTATTGCTGATTATTTGATTAGTGAGCATAATTTCCAAAAGATATCATTTGCAGATAAACTTAAAGATAGCGTAGGCGTTATGTTTGGGTGGAGCAGAGATATGCTTGATGGCAAAACAACAGAATCTAGAGAATGGCGTGAGAAAGTAGACGAGTTTTGGACAAAAGAAACTGGACGTACAATTACACCTAGATTAGTATTACAAGAATTTGGTACAGAATGTATGCGTAACGGATTCTATGATGGTATTTGGGTATCTTTAGTAAAACAAAAAATCATTGACAATCCGGATATTAATTGGGTATTGCCCGATACACGTTTTCCTAATGAAGCAAAGATGCTACATGAAGTAGGCGGACATGTATGGCGTGTAAAACGTGGACAAGATCCTAAGTGGTTTACAGAGTATGTTGAGTTTGATACAGAGCCTACTGACATACACCCTAGCGAATGGGCATGGGCTCATACTAAATTTTCACAGACATTAGAGAACAACGGTACTATTGACGAACTTAGAAGTCAGGTAGCAAGTCACCTTGCTTCCATTTAAATCCTTCTTTATACATAATCTTACTACAATTAGCACATATTGTTTTTAAGTTGCTAAATCTTACATTGTTAAGATCACCGTCAATATAGTATACTGAAAACTGTTCTTTGTGTTTGCTTTTAAAGCCACACTTGTCACAAACTTGTTTCTTTTCGTAACCGGACTGTTTCCATTTAGGAGTACCATGTATAGGCTTACCGTGTCTGGCACACGACTCACACATACTTCTATAAAAAGGTTTTCCCTTTTTGTAATAGTTAA